GACTGGATAACCCTGACCACCAATAACTGTAATGCCTACCTTCTTCATTAACTTAATCACAGTAGGTGACTGGAAGTCAAAGTAGTTAGTAAAGTATCTCATTAAGTATGAATTAGCATTGTCTTTATAACCATCATACTTACCAATGTATCCAGACTCACCAACTAACAAGTCTTTATTACGAGTGTACTTAAAAGCTGTTGGAACTAGACCATCCCATGTTGTAACCCTGTTAGCTCCATTAGGTAGAGGTGCTCTCATGTCAAAGCAGTACACTAACTGTCGAGCTGGTAGAGACAACAGATAGAAGGCTTCCTTATCTGAGTACACAGCTTTAATGTCAGATGCAGTCTCAGCACTGATTTCCAACACTAAGTCATCACGTACATTGGCACTAATATCCCTCATTGGAGCTGACTTCTCTTGAATGGTACGCATCAATGAACGTACACCTGAGTCAGACAAGAAGATAATGTCACCACCAGTGGCTACTACTGAGTCTCTAGCTACACAGCCAATACCTGTAATAGCATCATTCAATGTAAGATTGTTAGGGTCTGTAGCATTGGAGTAGATAAGAATCTGTCTACGTCCAAAGACAATCAAGAAGTTATTGTGAGCAGCTAAGGATATAATTTCATCAGCACCATTAGGCCACACCTGAGATACATCCAGTGTACCAGCTGTACCTGTACTTAAGACATGACCTGCTAGTAAGTCTGAGAACTGAATGGTACTCTTAACTGTAGCATTATTAGCTGACCATGTACGACCATAGGCACTGATAACTGTATTGTTACTGGACACTGTAGCTACATAGCCAGTCTTCTCAGATACACGCTTAAATGTAGTTGCACTGACTGCAGGGTCAAACACTAAAGGATCATGTCCAGCTTGATACAGATATAACACACCATTCAACGGAGCCATCTGCCAGTTGCTGTCTGTAATGGTAGGAGCTGTACCGCCACCTCCGTAGGTCAGCAGTGATAGTGTAGAACCTACAAGCTTGAACAGTTTATTGTTACCAGCAGCAATAATGTATGAGTTACCAGCATTGTCAATTAACTCACCAAGAGCTTTAACGTCAGCAGTGCTTAAGTCACTATTAGAAGCGTGAGATAGAGTCCATCCCTTACGAGCACCAATACGTCCAAACTTATCAATCACACAATTATTAGCCACAGTAGCATAACCAGCCTCAAGAGAGACTGAGCTATCCTGTGTATTCAGTCCTTGGAAGCCCGGAGCTGATATAGTTGTGGTTAAGAGTTTAGCTACCATTAGACACCAACCCAAGTAGTCTCATCATCATAACGATTCTTCTCAATAGCTACAGCATCTGCTAGGGCTAAGCGATACTGCTGATAAATCTCACTGAAGGATGTACCTCCATCTTCACCTCGTTCACCAACAGCTTTAGCGTAGGCCAACATCTGTACTAGATATGCTGGAACCTTTAAAGTATCAGCATTGGCTGTTAGGTCAGCCTGAGGAATAACCAATTCAAACCTCAAGGAATAGACACCATCAGGATTAGGCCATACATCTACTTGAGTATCATCACCATCAATACCACTGTAGTTATAATACGTAGGAGCTGCACCTTGTATAGTTCCTAAGAAGTACTGTCTATTCATCCAGTTAGTAGGTACTTGCTGCATTGGGATGTCTTGAGTATCATTTAAGACATCTTGAGTACGGAACCTTTGACCTGAACCTGTCAATGTATAGTTACGAGTACCTGCCACTGTTGGAAGTACAATCGTAGTTGTCAGGACGTTCCACTCATGAGCATCCTCAATCTCTCTCTTAGCATCATTAACGAATACACCAATCAAAGAACTATAAGGAGTATCTCCAACTGACGATACTTCAGTCTCTCTTAACCGTATCAATACGTTATTGACCAACTGTAAATAAGTCGTAGCCATTAATATTCCTTATTCTTTGTAATATGGTAACACACTTTTATTATCTTGTCAAGTGTTTTTATTACTTTTTCTTACGTTTCTTATTCTTAGCAGTACGTTGACCACGTGTAGGTAAATTATTCATGATTACTTCACTCCATTAAAACGATTGTCAATAGCTAACCAAATAGCCCCGAAGAAAGCACCTATAATAATAATAGGTTTCACAGCTTTAGCGATCCATTCAAGTACTAAGAAAGCACCTGAAGCAGCGTTAAAGGCTTTGATTACGTGTTCTGTATTCTTCTCTATGTTGTCTACTTTGGACTCTACAGCCAGTAGTCGCTCATAGATTTGCTCATGGCTTACATCGGTCATGGTGCATCAGGCCAAGTAATTGTCCAAGGGAAACCACTCTGCAAAGGAACATCTCTCAATGCTTGGCAGTAGTCTTTCCACTCTTGTGATGGAGTCATATCGCTACGAAATCTCCAATCAGTTTTTGTTAGTTTATCATCACGAGTCTGGCGAACACTCTTAGCCTGTTCAGCATCCTTCTGAGCCTTATAAGCAGCCTCATTCTCGGCAGCAGATGTGACATTGCCCGTCTCATCTGTAGTATCTACAAAGACAGGGCCAAGGATATATTTGGTGTACCACTTACCATCTACTTGCTCAACACCAGAGGCTTGAGAGTATTGGTAAACAGTACCACCAGTTGCTTGTGGGCCTTCAAAGACTACATCAGCACCCAAAGCCTCCAAGACTTCAGTTGTTGTTGTTTCCCATGATGGGCCACCATTGGCTTTTGTGTATGCACGAAATTCTGCTTCGTACATGACTTGCCCTGTTGAACGTAAACGAATTTGCATTTTAAACTCCTCGGTATTTGTAATAGCTTGAGACAGTAGCATTGCACTCTCTCATGGCGTGTAAAGCTGTGCAACCTGTTTCATTAACCATTTTGATAGCTTCTAATGCTCTATTCTTTGCATCGTCACGCCATTTAATTAAGTTAATGTCCTTAAAAGATAAGCCGTAGTCAGGTAGGTACTTAATCAAAGACCTACGAGAAACACCAATAGTCTTTAGTTCGTGTAAAGCAGCATCACCAGCAACCATAAACAACCTAACAAACTCAGCAACTCGTTGCTTTGATGATTCCTCTTGTACGCTCTTTGGCATTTTTAGGCCACGCAGTTGTTCCCACTCTGCATTGTATGAAAGTATTGTTTCTGTAGATACACTATGTTTCTTTGCCAAAGCCTTCACACTCGCACCAGCATAACGCTCATCAAGAATATTAAAGATGTACTTACGTGTGCCATCTTTAATAGCTTCTGAAATCTTTAGCTTCGATTCTGGTGTATGTGGCTTCCATATTTTTGGGCCACCATAAGTTTGAAAATGGCAGTTGTACAAATATGATTTATCTTCATCAAAAGCAGAAAACCACTCAGCCTCTTTGTCACAAATCTTATCCGACTCAGCACTATCAACTAATTTAAACTCAAACGCTTGTTCACCATGCTTGTTAAATGAATACTGAAGCCTTGGATTGCCATGAGCACCTCTGCGAAGTTCAGAGAAATGCGCACGTTTGCGTTGTGCAGGGTCATTCGTTCTACCAATGTAGAACTTCCCTGTGTTGGTGTTTTCAATAATATAAATGTATTCCATCAGGCTATAGCCAGCGCTATGTAACTGGCTCCGTTAATGTTTACATTATTACCTGAAGCGGCTGTAACTTGAAATCCTGTTGATGTTGTATCAACCCAATTTGTTGAAGTTACTTCTGCGGCTGTAGAGTTTAATAAAAGGTATGGGTCTGTAGATGACGATAACCCCCTGCTTGAATCCCAGACGTACCAATCACCCGTAGAGTCAGTTCTTTTTATGAGAACGAACCTCGCCCCCGAAGTAAACCCGCAGTTAATAGTCTGTAGTGTTCCTGTACCAGTAAAGGCGGTGCACTTACTTACACCTGCACAAGTAGCAAATAAATAATTGACAAATTTTGTACCTGAAAGATTAGTTGCCCCAGCATTGCCCAATGAAAATACGCTAGATGTTGGAGTGGTTGAATTCCACGGGGCGGCAGTTCCTGTGTTAGCGGCATTTGTAAGATTTAAATAAATACGGGCAGAAGCACCAAGCGCAGAATGGTAAACAGTCCAATCGGTTGTTCCATCTCTAGCTTTTACAATCATCATTTCAGGCACAGCACCTAAGTTGTGATTAAATGTTTGACCTGAAACTTCTGTCCCTGTATAGCAAACCTCATCAAAGAAGCTGGGGGCACGTCTAAAAGCACGTAACGCATAAGGTTTTGACGTACCACCAGTATTATTAAAATAGCCAATATTTGGAATGTATGCACCATCATTTGAATCATATTTAAAATATGTGGAAATTGTATTTTCGGCATTGGTGTATGGTGTTTCAAGAATAACCCCATTGCCTCTTAATCTATCCGTAATTAAATGGCCATTGCCAGATTCAGATACTCTTGGGCTGTGCAAAGTCATGTCCGAAAAACCAGCCGTAAACAGCGGTGAATAAGCAGGTTCTCCAGATGCCGTACTAACCGCAAACACACTAGTCCCACTCGTAGGCACTTTCATCGGGCCTCTGCGAATGGCTATGTAGATGTAAGTCCCAGTGCCATTCAATGGCGATTCATTTGACTCTACTTTAAACCCTGTAGATGTTAAATACACACTTGGAGTAGTTGGGGAAGCCACCTCCGCCGCAGAAGTATTTGGTTGTAACCAAGAAACCCCGCTATCCGCAGTAAACCTTCTCATGTTGTCTATAATTGACCAACCATTAGTAATATTAGAGCCTTTAATAAGCAACCATTGTGGCTCATACCCAAGGTTTACTACTGCTTGTGTGCCGCCTGTTGCTGAAACACTCCCACACGAAATCACATTGTCTGTACCAGTCAGACCAAAGCCTCCTGCGTTGTGGGCATAGGCATAAACAACATAAGTGCCAGTAGCAAAAACACTACTAATTGTTAAAGTTGTTCCGCTAACACTTAATTTTGTACTGCTGTATTGCGCATCAGTTAAATTCAAACGAATAATATTTCCCGCAGAACATCCACGATGCCAAACATACCAATCATCTGATGCGCTTGTGCATTTGACTATGACGCATCCAACTGTTCCAAGACCAGATAAATCAACTGTGTCAGCCACGCCATTTGTGTGGCTAACAGTCACAACATCAAAGAACTTTGGAGCTTTTGCCCAAGACCAAGATACATAAGTATCTCCACTATCGTTTACAGGCGTGTTGAAATCAAACCCATTTGTATTGAATGAGCTAACAATATCAAACGCATTTTCTGCGTCTGTACTATTTGAAGAAATATATCCTGCAGAAGTACCACGATTGGTATCCATCAAGTAATGGCTTGTTACACTACCAGATGGATATGTTCTCTTTTTTAACCAAACTAAACCACCTTTGGTAGATAAATCAATATTGTTTGTTATGGTTTGGTCTGAGCCTGTACCAGAATACAAAAACGTAGAAAAATAATCTTCTATATATTTAGGCACAACAGGAACACCACCACCAAAGGCATCGTAACTAGCTGCACCAGAAGTTGCTTGTAATGGCATAATATTAAACCTTAAATTGAGTGTTGCTTGCCAAGACTGTAAACGTAGCACTACCTGTCTTGATAATTAAATAACGATAGCTATCTATTCCACTAGCATTACCCGCAGTAGGCGCACCACCTAACCAACGTGTTGTAACACCAGATGTAGTGCCATCAACTTGCACAGCAGAATTGTAGTAAGCAGTAGCACCCTGAGTCACCAAGAAAGCCACAGTCATTGACTGACCTGTACTCATCAAAGTATCTAGTGAAGTACCGCTAGAGCCTCTGAAGTTAACTGTCCAGTTAGCACTTGCGTTACTTGTATAGTACAGAACAGACTGAGTTGTAATGTCGTAGTTAATCGTTCCAGTAGCTGCTGTTGCTGAAACAGTTGCCACCTCTGCTGCATCGTTTAGGACAATAGCAGTAGCAGATGATGAACCTGAGAAAGTCTTAGTAGCCGTGAATGTCTGTGCTGTGTTAAGGCTTGCAACATTGGTTAGCGTATTGTCAGCAAAGGTGATTGTTTTGTTGGTAAGGGTCTCAGAACCTGCTAATGTAGCAAAGGAGCCAGCTGTTAGAGTAGCTTGTGACCATACTGAACCAGTCCACACCCATAGATTAGATGATGTTGAGTTCCAATAGATAGCACCTGTTAAGAGTGTATTACCATCATTATCTACTGATGGAGCTGAAGACTTAGGGCCAAGATACCTGTCATCAAAGCTATCATAGGACGCTGCAGCTGAGGATGCTGAGGCACTGGCTGCAGAGGCCGATGAAGAAGCTGCAGAGGCTGAGTTAGCTGCGTTAGTCTCTGAAGTAGCTGCTGCTGAGGCTGATGTAGCTGCTGATGTTGCGCTACCTAAGATACTATCAACATAAGCCTTACGAGTAAGGTCATCGTTAGCTGTTGGTGTAGCTGTACTTGTAACTTTGTTAGCACCCATGACAATGTTACCTGTCATGGTTCCACCTGCTAAGGCTAACTTAGCATCACCAACACCATCTACGTAGGTCTTAGTTGTAGCATCAGTACCTGCAGTTGGAGTACCTAAGCCAGTAATCTTAGACGTACCCATTGCAATAGCACCTGACATAGTACCGCCAGCCAGTGCAAGTTTACCTGCAATAGCTGTAGTCAAGGTAGCTGCAATGTTAGCATCATCATTTAAAGCATCAGAGATCTCACCCAAGGTATCCAATGTTGAAGGAGCTGTGCCAATAAGGTTGCTGATAGATGTATCTACATAAGACTTATTAGCTGCATCACCTGAGTTAGTAGGTGTTGGAAGACCTGTAATGGTTGCTGCAGTACCACTGTCCATATCCAATGTACCGTTAATGGTTACATTGTTG